AGATGAGCAGATGGAGGAGAAAGAACATTGTGAAAAGTCTTTCTATAACTTCATCTCTCAATCTTGGAAACACATAGAGGGTAAGGACTTTATCCCATCATGGCATGTAAGCGCGATGGCAGAGCATCTAGAGGCTCTCCATTCTATGCAGATCAGGAACTTGATTATCAATATGCCCCCACGTTGTGGAAAGTCCCTAGTAAGTTCAGTAATCTATCCAGCGTATTTATGGACCTTAGACCCATCCCTAAGGTTCTTGTATAGCTCATATGCACAAGCACTATCTGCTAAGGATAGTGTCTCATGTAGGCGTTTAATCCAATGCGAGTGGTACCAGACACTTTGGGGAGATAAGTTCTCTTTAATGCAGGACGTAAACAATAAACTTAGATTCGATAATGATAAGAATGGATATCGTATTGCATCCTCTGTAGGTGGCTCAAACACTGGATTAGGCGGGGATTTTGTTATATGTTTTCCGTATGATACAATTATTAGAACAAATCATGGTGATATTAAGATAGGCAAAATAGTTGAAGAGAGGATAAATTGTAAGGTTTTATCTTTTGATCACGACCTTAAAATATTTGAATATCAGGATATTTTAGAACATATGAAATCTTCAACTGAAGAACTTATAGAAATAGAAATATGTGATGGGAGTATTTTTACATGTACTCCTGAACATCCAATTTATGTAGATGGTAAGGGATATGTCAGAGCAGGAGATCTTAAAGGAGGAGAAACACTCAAGAGTTTGTGAGTGGTGTAGTTCTAATATAAAATGTAAGCCAAGTGAAAGAAGAAGATTTTGTAGTAGATTGTGTTGGAATAATGCAAATGATAAAAGACGAACATTTAAGTGCACCTATTGCAAATGTGATTACAAAATAGTAAAAGAAGGAAAAGCACCGCTAGGTAAGCCGTTTTGCTCGAGAAATTGTTGGAATAAGTATCAAACAGGCAGCAACAATTCTATGTGGTGTGATTCTAAGTCAAATGTAATATGTGCGATATGTAACAATGAATTTTCTATTAAAACAAAAAAAAGAAGGTTGAGTGCTCGATATTGCTCTGTTGCATGCCGGACAATTGACTATCAAAAGAATGGATATCCTAAAGATACTAGAATATCAATTCCTTGTTCTGTGTGTAGTAATGATATTAAGGTAAGAAAAGTTAATTTAGGGAATAGAAAATTCTGTAATAGAGAGTGTTCAGATAAGGCGCATTCTATATTTGCGAGGGGAGAAAATAATGGACGCTACATACATGGTGATAACATGTCTGTATACCCACCAGGTTGGACGCGTAAATTTAAAAAGGCTATTAGGGAAAGAGATTGTAACAGATGCAAACTATGCAAATCAGAATCAAAAAGAACTTTACATGTTCATCATATAGATTATGACGTTAAAAATTTAAGCTTGAATAATTTGATTTCCCTTTGCAACTCGTGTCATAGCAAAATGCATGGTGGAAAAGAAAGTAGAATGGAATGGGCAAAAAAACTGTCAAATCTATTAGGCGAATAAAAAAGTCATGTTTAGTCTATAATTTGAATGTAGATAAAAATCATAATTATTTTGCAGATGGAATACTAGCCCATAATTGCGATGATGCAAATTCTGTGACTTCTAGCGAGTCCTTAGCGGCTCGTGAAGCGGTGACATCTTGGTATGATTATACCATGACAACTCGCTTTAGCAATTTCAAAACAGGGCGTCGTTTGGTTATCCAACAAAGAACACACAGTCATGATTTATCTGGTCATATTCTAAACAAGGATGATGACAATTGGGTTCATCTACGCTTACCTATGGAGTTCGAAAAGAACAATAGGTGTGTCACTATTCCTTTGCCATCGAGTGGCAATCACCCATGGAGAGACCCTAGACGTAATGACGGTGATCTTTTATGGCCTGAAGGTATTGGAGAGAAAGAACTAGAGGACATTAAAGCTGGGTTCCATTATGACTCGTACCGTATCTCGGGACAGTTGCAGCAAAGGCCGGCTCCTAGCGGAGGAGGTATATTTAGACGTGATTGGTTCAAAATATGGAAAGAGAAGGACTTACCAGATATTGAGTTTACCTTACAGAGTTGGGATACGGCTTTAACATCTGGTGTGGATAGCTGCTATTCGGCGTGCACGACTTGGGGGGTCTTTGAAGATAAGGGAGGGATTAAGAACATAATTCTTTTGTCTACATTCAGAGAGAAGCTAGAGTACCCAGAGCTACGTAAGATGGCTACGCGTTTAGCTCTTAACTATGATGATGTTTACTTAGACGAACCATCTGTTGGAAGAAACAAACCAGATATGATTTTGATTGAAGCCAAGGTAAGTGGATATTCATTGCTTCAAGATCTTATGCAAGCAAACCTCCCGGTCATGAAATTTAACCCGAATAAGTATGGTGATAAGATAGGACGAGCGCGTCTGGTGTCTCACCTTATTGAGAACGGGTTGGTATGGCTTCCTACTGTTTCCCCTAAGTGTGAATTCCTCACTGAAGATTCGCAAATATTCTTAGAAGCCGCTGAGCTATTCCCTAAGGGAGACGGTGCAGACGTTATTGACTCAATGTCTCAGGCATTTATAAGGCTAACGACAACAGGATGGGTTTATAATAAAGAAGATCCACAACGGGAACGTGAGCCCGCGTGGAATGATCAAAAACCTTATTACTAAAGGGGAAAAGATGAGTTCTTACCGAATTATATTTTCAATATTATTTTCAGGGATAGCAGCAATCACAACGACGTATCTTTTGTATTTAAATTTTGGAGCTTAAACAGATTAAGTATCATGTGCCAATATATCTAGAATTTAAATAAAATTTTAACTTGTTTTGTTCTATGTAACGATCATGGTAAGATTACATGTAGTAGTTACTCGACAAGAAGTCTAGACATGAATCGCGGATATAATGGATCAGAACTCACCACAGTTTATTGACAATGGATACATGAATAGAGGCTCTGGACCACAGCCAGTTCTTGATGGATCATATACTGTTGAATCTCAGGGTGATATTCCTGAAGGTGAACCACACGAAGTTGTTGAGGGTGACACAAAGCTTGTTAAGTTTCCTGATGGAAGCGCATACCTTGGAGATCAATATCAAAACCCAGACGAAATAAACATAGATCCTGCAGATCATGACCAAAATTTAGCGGCTGTTCTTCCTTTAGATGTTGTCGCAAAGATAGGGTATTCCCTGAAGTCAGCTATCACTGATGATATGGAATCACAAAGTTCGTACTTTGATGCTATCGCTAATACTATTAAGCTAATGGGTCTTAACCTTAACTCTGATTCTGAAAAAGACGATCTCCCATTTAAGGGTGCATCTTCCATCTATTCAACGGCTCTTTTCGAATCTTCCTTAGATCTATTAGCAAGCTCTATAGCCTCTTTGTTCCCCTCTCAAGGCATGGTTGATTGCGTTATAAATGGTGAAAACAATGATCAGCTAAGGGATCTTGCTTATCGTAAGAAGGCTTGGTTTAACTATTATCTAACGAATGTTGCTAAGGAATTTAAGAAAGAAAGCAAAAGAACACTCCTTTGGGCAATCCTTTGTGGAAGTTGCTACAAGAAGGTTTTCATTGATCCTACACTAGGTCGACCTACATCAATGTTTATCAGGCCAGAGGATTTCATTGTTAACCGCGAATTTGCTACTCATCTAGCCGCGAATCGTAAAACGCATATAATCCATATGACAGAAAGAGACTTGCAGATCCGCAAGATGTCTGGGATGTATCGTGATATTGAAGTTAGTGAAGATGATGGATATGGAAATGATCAAGAAATTCAATCATGTCTAAATGAAATATCTGGTGTCGCTTCTGAAGGGTCAGGATCAGAGCTAGACACAAAGTATATTCTTTATGAATGCCATGTAGATTATTATATTCCTGAAGATCCATTAGCTCCAGAATTTGAACTAGCAATGCCTTACATCATTACACTTGATGCAGAGAGCGGCAAGGTTCTAGCTATTAGGCGTAATTGGGAAAAGGACGATTTCTTAAAAAAGAAGAAAGAATATTTCGTTAATTACTCCCTTCTTCCTTCATTAGATGGTGAAGGTTACGGCATGGTTAACTATGCAGGGCGCCTCGCTGAATCAGCAACTATGATCACAAGGCAGCTTATTAATACCGGGACATATGCTAACTTTCCAGGTGGTATATATGCAGCTGGAATAAGGATTGAAAACAATAATCTTCGGCCTTCACCAGGTGAGTTTGTGCCAATTCAAACGGGTGGTTTGCCAATAAATCAAGTTATTGAGGCCCTGCCGTACAAGGAACCGTCTCAGTCTCTTAAAGAACTTTTGGTAAACATTGAAGATTCGATTAGAAAACCTTCAGCCATCATAAACCAAAAGGTAGCTGAGTTAGCACCACGTGCACCAATGGGTTCTGTTCTTGCTATGCTAGAGAGCCTACAAAAGGTACCAAACGCTATTCTCCAAGGATTCCATGAGTCTTTCGGACAAGAACTTATGCTTTTCAATGATCGATTTGCTGATTGGTTGCCTGAGGGTAAGCCCTATCCCTTTATTGTTCCAGGTGGTGAACATGTGATCATGAAGGATGACTTTAGAGATCATGTTATTGTCATCCCTGCGTCTGATCCATCCTCCCAGAACAGCACTTATAGGTTCATGAAGTCTGAGATCATCTTAAATCAGGCTAAGGCATCCCCTGAATTGCATAACATGCATTTCGCTTTCGAGTATTTCTATAAGAACATGGGGCTTTCTCCAGAGGATATTCACCAATTGTTGCCAGATCCTAAGAAAGACGAAGAAGTGCCACCATTTAGCGGAGATCCTATAACCGAAGATCAATATCTTCTAACAGGAAAACCTGTAACCGCAACAGTTGCACAAGATCATGACGCACATATAGCGGTTCATCAATTGGTTGTCTCTAATACACAAGCAACCCCGCAGGCGCAAGCAGCCGCTACAGCTCATATACAAGAACATGAGGGCTTAAAGCTCCTTGTACAAATGCAACAACAAATGGGCTTTGAAATGCCAGCTGATCCATCGCAAATCCCACCTGAGATGCAGAACCAAATTGCGGTTGCAGCTGCACAGATCGCAAAACAAAAGCTTTCTGAGCAGCAAGGGTCTGCTACACCTCCTCCAATGGATCCAGGATTTGTTATGGATGAAGACAGCAAACGTAAGGCTGAAATTGGTCATCAAAGAATTGAAGTGGATAGGCTCAAAATTTCTATGGAAGAAGAGAAGGTCAGAGCTCAACTACAGATAGAGCAAATGAAGCTTCAGCAAAAAGAACAAACAGATTTAATCAAGGCTGATCTAGAAGATAAAAAGATGGAGATGGAACAAGTTTCTAAAGATAGAGATCGTCTATTAAAAGAAGTGCAATACCTAAAGAGCACAATTGATAATCAACCGAAACAACAAGAAGGAATATACGATGAAACACAAATGTAAGCCTGGATCACCAGCAGCCATTCTAATGGGTCACCACGCAGAAGGCGGAGACGTAATGCCACAAGTATCAGCGAGACGCGCGGAGCCAAACTTAGACCAACGCTTCAAAAAGGGTGGACGTGCCATGGGCGGCGCTATGGGTGCTGAAGATGCGTTAAAAGCTGTTGGTACATATAGTTCCAAGGGTAGTGAAATGGATAAAGAAAATGCAAAGCGTGCATGTGGTGGCTCACTTAAGAAAAAGTGTTATGCAACTGGTGGCGATATCGGTGTTAATACAGGATCTTCTATTGCGCGCAGACCAGGCGATGACGCCATCGGTGATGGTGTTATGAGACGTGCTATGGGTGGTGCTGCGAAGACAAGAAAGAACTACCCAAATACTTAAAGTAGTGCAATAATTATAATATACATATCTAAAATTTTAGATAAATTTTATGGAGATACAAAAATGGACGCACGCGCATTCGGCGACTTCCTAGTTGAAAAATTAGGTGACGCATTAAAAACAGTCGAACACAATCTTTTAAACGGCGCTTATGAAAAGATAGACCAAACATTGCGTGCTTCTGGTACACGCGACATCTTAAAAGAACTCACAACAAAGATGGATACCCTTTTAACTGACTTTCACAAGTCAAAAGAAGGTTCTGAATAATGACTGACATACTTATTGAAAAAGAAGAGAGTTCATTTTGTATGTCTGAAATAGGTTGCGACCCCGATGTTCGGGGTTGGCGCCTACTTGTCAAATCTATGGATGTTCCAGAGAAAGTTGGCAGTCTTTATGTGTCAGATGAATATAAAAAAACACAGGAATTGCGCCAAAACATTGGCAGAGTGTTAAAGATTGGAAGAACAGCTTTCACAGAACGTTTTGAAGACCTTAGGTGCAAAGAAGGGGATTGGGTCCATTACTCAATTTTGGAACGTGAACCTATCTATGCTAATGGTTTCAAATGTTATTACATTAATGATGATAAATTGTTTGCTGTTTTAAAACCTGAAGAGGTCCATATGTACTTAGACGCGCGAAAATAATTAATCACAAGGAGTAGGAATGAGCGGATATTCACCAGGAGTAGAAGACGGTTGGACCGCGCCATCTGAGCAGGGG